CATTGCCTAACGTAAGCGAGGTTAATGAACTTGATGAGCCTGAAGCCGCGTTATAGACATTTGTACCGTCACAGATAACCACCAAGGAATCGCCTTGTGGGACAACCACAGTAGCTCCACCAAACACGGCTGTTTTAATCGTTAAACTAAACGCCCCTGTAGAGTTGTTAGTAAAGGTATAAAGCTGTACCGTTGAAGGGACAATAATAATCTGATTGCTTGTTAATGTACCTGAATACTCTTGAATAGTGTTAGCAGCTTGTGCACTTGTTAAGGTAGTCGTACCGCCTGTAATTGTTAACGCTAATTGCGTATAGACAAAGGAATTCGAGCGTCCTAAGCCAAAGGTATTCCAACCTGTGCCATTACAGACAATTACTAAGGATTCTGTTAACTGTAGTTGTTGATTAGCGTTACCATCGATTGTGTCTGTTCCTTGCGGAGTAATGGTCAAAATGCCTGTACCGTTGTTACGAATCATGCAGAACCAATTTTCACCAACAGTACCTGAAGCAGGTAAGGTTAATGTTCCAACGCCACTCGACCATACATTAAACTGCGCTCTTACGGTGGATGGAAGAGTTGCACTACCATAGTAGTTAACAACCTCATACGATTGATTTAAAGTCGTTCCTATAGCCGTTAAACCGTATCCTGCTAGAGTCGCTGCGTTAGCCGCTGATGTTCCTGCACCAAATGTTACGGTTGACCAAGTACCTGCCGAAGTTGTATTACTCGTTGTATAAATATACTGAGCGATACCTGATGCGATAGAGACAATCGTCCCACCTGCATAATCTTTAACGGTAAAGGTATTTGCGCCAATATTCCTAATTAATGCTGTTTGTCCAACCGAAACCTGTGTTGCAGGTGGCATTATTAAGGATAAACTTGCAACTGTTGCGGTTACCTCAATAATGTTTGCAACGACTTGGGTTTGGTCATTACCGTTGATGGGCCATTGCAGGGTTGTATCTGCTGATATAGACAGCGATTCGTACCCCACAGGAGATGGGGAAACGGTTTGCCCTGTAAATGGGTTGGTATAGGTAGGATTTGTCATGAGTCAATCGCCATAGCTTGACGGTCAGCAAGGCGTAATTGGTCTTCTTGTTTCAAGACTTGCATTGCTTCCGTATACTTTTGTTGGAAAATCTGTCTTTGGTCATTTTTTAAGAATGGCATCGCTTGTAGTAATGTTCCATAAAGCATTGCATTCGGAGCATTTTGCGTTATCCAATTCGTTTGATTGGTTGAGGACAGGGGAGCTAATCTCTCGTAATATAAGACCTCGAAACTATATGCTTGGTCAGGAGTAGGAGCTACGAGCCAATTATCGTAGTTGTAATCAGAGTAATATAAGGGGGTGCTTGTAGTAGTAGAAGAGGGTGCGTATTGCCTTAAATACTCGTATTTTCTCAACAAAATAGGCTGAATTTGTCCACTTACCGTGATATTCATGGAAACTGTCTTGCGCCATCTTGCAGGCTTAGGGATTACAGGCTCGCCAACAGTCATTGTGGATTCGACAACTTGCTGTTGACCTAGAGTCTTAATCTGTTCGGCAATCTCAAACTCCGCCAACATAATGAAGGATGGAATTTGGTTAACAACAGCGGCGTCATTACGCTCTAGATATTGCGTAATATCTGTCGTTAAACTGTCATAAGTCATTACTGCCGCAGGAGTTGTCATATTTAGTTGCCCTAGTTAATCTCGGCTACCGTTTTTCCCAAACAGTTGTAGTGATTTTAATACTTTTTCTTGGAAAAGCCTATACAATCATGGTTTCTGCTGATTTCTGTACATCAGCCACCCTTTTTAGCCATCCTTTGCCATAAACTTCAAAGTTTGATAATGACTTGTAGAACTCTTCTTTATTATTACTGAATTTTTTGAGCAAGTCTAATCCATTAGCATCTTTAATGGCTTGTAAAGTAGCAGGTCCAATAACGCCATCAGCGTTTACTCGTAAGGCTTTTTGAATCATTTTCCGAGCGGCGAATGCCCCTGCATTAATAGCAAAATCAAAAACGGCATAATCCACGCCATTAGGTAAATCATCACCCCTAACAGCATCCCAATAATCTCTTTTGTAAACAGGTTTAACATCTTCTTTCTTCAACGCCTTCATATCATCTTGAGTTACTTCATGTCCTACATATTTTTCCCAAACAGCTTGAGTACATCCCCACATCGTGCATCCTTCACGACCATCAGGTAAATGATTACCTTTATCTCGTTGGTCGTTAGTGAATCCGCCCTCATGGGCGATAACCATATCAAACGACTTATCCCAATTATTTTGCATTCTTCTTCATCTCCATCACTTTTTCCAAGGTTCTGCCTCCGAAATAGAAGCTCATAATGAGCATGCCCCACTGACCTAGTAGCTCTACATAGTTGTTATTTACCTCAATATCCCACGCTGACATCATGCCAAATGTTGTATAGGTCAACAGAATGAATATAAGGGTCATAGGGCGAATGTTCTTAGATAGCCAAGAGTCTGACATCATGTCAGCAGATTGTCGCTTGGTGAGTTCTTGAGCCTCTATATTATCAGCGTTTAATTCTGCTAATTTACCTTCTTGTTGCATTTGTAATAACTCTTGTTGGGCTTTAGCTTTAGCCTCAGGGTCAGGAATAAACTTATCCAAAACCTTCATACCAACATCAAATAACGCTGTTAATGGAAACATTATTTATCCTTTCTAAAATGCAACATAGCCAAGTCAAATATAATAATTGATGCGCCTATGTCCTTAGTAATCCACAGAGGAAACAAGTTATCTACAGGATACGCACCGTATTCAAAATAATGTAGTGACCGCATAACCTGCACCATTAAACCTGTTGTCATGACAAAAATACCAACCTTTGACAACATCCGCATATCTGTAAAGAATCCTGAAAACGCTAAGAAAGCTACTACAAAAACTGCAATTAGTTCGATGATTAAAATAGACATGAGCCAATGTATTAACGTCATTTCTTTGCTCTTTTATGCTTAATTTCTTCTGCCACTTCACCAATGTCCATGTGTTCACGCTTGACCATGTAATTGGACACCCAATTAATGACAGCGACACTACACAAACCAAGTATCCATGCCAATCCAATCTGCATATCCAACTTATCAGAGCTAATACTTAACTTCTCAGCAACGATTCCTGTAAAAGCGAACCCTGCCATAGCACTAATTCCACCTGCAATAAATACGCTTGCAACTTTACCTTTTTCCTGTAACTTCTCAGGTGTCCAAAACATAGCCAATGAAAGCCCACCAAATAAACCACCAAGAGCAGGGGCTAGTTTTTCAATGAGAAATCCTTCAGGAATCATTTTATGATGACCGCCTGTAGCAACTCCATGAATGTATCCTTACCAAAGAAAGTAAGTAACATGATTGCATAGAGCATATATTCGATTCGAGCCATGCGTTTAGAGCCTCTTTCAAAAGCCTCCTCTATTCGCTTGTATCGTTGCTCACAAACTTGTTCGTGAACGCTGATTCGTTTATCGTTCTCTGCAATCATGCTTTCCATGCTCTACTCTTCCTTAGCTAACGCATCTTTTAATAAGTTAATAAATGCATTCTTACCAACAGATAATTGGTCAAGTTGGAATTGTGCAGAACCAATCTTTCTATCCAAGTCAAGGCAATGGTTAAAAAGATGTTGCTGTTCTTGCGTTAAGTCCTCATACGCATACTCTACATCGTCAATCGTGATTTGAGTTTTTTTCGTGTTTTCACTCATTTCATTCTCCTAGGTTGTACTACGGTTTAAAAATCTATGCGCTCCAAGGCGTGCCACTAGCAGTAACAGGATTCTTGAGTAACTCAATCTGTTGTGCTAATGATGCCTCTGTTGCATCTTTGTCTACTCCACTAGCCCATATCCAATCTAGGACTTCAGCCATTGTTACATTAGCATAAGGTACTGTAGGTGTACCATCTGCCCATGAGCAAGTTGAGTATGTAGATGTTGAGTATTCGCCATCGACTGCATTACATTGCCAATGAGCAGTAGTTATAAAGCCATTTGATACTTCATAGTTCGTTTGTGATACATTCCATGTAAAAGTTGCTGACATGATGATTTCCTTTCAGTGATTAAAGATTAAGCATACACATTTAACGGTGTCATATAAAATGTTGTTGTGCCTGTTGCTGTTGTAGATGCTGTGACTTCAAATAGTCCAGTGCCGCCATTGCGGGTAAATGTATAAATTCTTGCATCACCAGTGATTCCTGTTATTGTTCCAGTGTTTCCACCTGCGGTACAGTTTCCAAGGGTTGTTGTATACATGTCAATTGATGAGTTGTTAAACACAACGCTAATTAAAAACGCTACTGACGCTCCGCCAATAGATTTCATATTGCAAACATATACGCCAGCATTTGTGGCTGAGAATCCAAAAGATTGTGGAGTTGTTCCTAAATTGGTAAAGTCTGTTTTGAAGCCTTGGATTGAGTTTGAACCAACAACAATATGGTTTGAGCCAGATACGGTTGTCGTAGTACCCACTAATAAATTACCACTAGAGTCTATTCGCATCTTTTCTGAAGTACCAACAGAAAAAGTTATTGGGTAGCCTGAAAACGGATTATTAAGATTAAGGACACCTGCATAACCCCCAAGTGTTCCGCCCCAAGTTAATAGTGGTTGATTGTTGTAAGGTATTACCTCAAATAATGGGTAGTTTGGTCCACCTTGTTTGCAGTAATTAAAAGAAACTTGTTGATACAAACTAGTCCCGCTATCTTGCACAGACAAAAGCACTTGCCCTTGACCACTACCTTGAATTAAAAGACCATTAGCATTAATAGAACTTCCAACATTAACACGGGTAGAACCACTTACATCTAAAGGATAACTTGGACTAGTAGTACCTATACCTACATTACCACTAGTGTCTATACGCATCCGTTCTGTGCCAGCAGTTTGAATTGCCAATGCTCCTGCTGTTGGGCCAATCTTACAAACACTTGCAGATACCGCAGGAATAATAACAAAATCAGATGAGGATTCATCTGTAACTTCAAAGCCAACTGCACCAGCAGAAACTTTAGATTTTAATTTTGCACTATTAGTATTTGCAGTAGTACCTATTAATAAATTACCACTAGCATCTAGTGTCATTGCTTGGGTAAAAGTTACTGTAGCATTTGCTGAACCTGATGCCGCTCTAAGCCATTGATGTTCACCGATATTGTTTTGAATATATGCAGTTGAATAACCTGTATTTATATAACGACCATCGCCTGATTGATATGCACCACCAACTGTATAACTATTATTTGAAAGTACCGTATAGTTAGAACCTGATTTGTAAGAAAATAAAGAACCAGCCTGTCCAAATTGTTCCGCAGACCATAAAGCACTCCAACTTGAATTAGGAGTAACTCCAAGACCTAGGTTGCCTGATGCGTCTATTTGCATCCGTATGCCACCGCTAGTCCAAAACAACATTGGATAAGCACCATTCATGTATAAATTACCTGAGTAAGCAGAGCCACCAAAAACTCCACCTGTACTATTATCTAAACCAGCAGTAAATATCCCACCTGTATTAGTCATCTGCACATAAGTACCAGCAGTTCCACTACCTGTCATCTGTATATTATTTGCCGTACCACTAGTAGTTATTTGTAATGGTGCTGTAGGACTACTAGTACCTATACCGACTAGACCAGTACTACTAATTCTCATTTTTTCAGTACCATTAATACCAAAAATTAAAGGTGCTGGTGCATCACTAGTAATTCCATACGAACCCGATACATACAATAAACCTCTAAAATAACCTGTTCCATCTACATCTAACTTAGTTGCTGGGCTAACATTGTTTATACCCACATTGCCACTAGAAAGAATTTGCATTACTGTAGTAGCACCTTGCCGAAAAGCATACTGACCACTAGTAGGTACATCAATATATAAACTATTATCCCCTGTGCCACCACCAGTAAAGCCAAGCCTACCACTATCTGCACTATTTCCGTTTAAAGAAATTGAGCCATAAGCAGAATTTGATGTGCTTACACCAAGCACTATCTGACTATTCATTGTTGAAGTGGTTATTCCAAGTCTTGCGCTAGGACTACTAGTACCTATACCTACATTACCATCGTCCCGAACAGAAAAAATATTTGCTGGGGTTGAATTGTCTATATATAAAGACCAAGTGGCACTTGTTGCGCCAGTTCCTCTAATATATTGCCTGACGGTAGAAATTGGAGCCGCACCAACACCAAAATTTGTTCCGTTATAGGTTAAGTTAGCACTATCACTTAATAATCCACTAGCACCAGCGTATGTTACTCGACCACTTGTTAGACTAGATAATGTAATAGGGCCTGATGATGTCAACCCTGTCAGCCCTGTCAGAATACCTGCATCGCTTAATATGCCAACTGAGTTCTGTATTAGCTTGCCTGTCGTTAAATCAAACCTTGCTAGTGCGTTATCCGTAGCACTTGCAGGCCCGACTACATCACCCGATGCGCCTGAAGTTGAGGCGAGGAGAGTGACTACACCAGAGTTATTCTTGTAGTATAACTTGCCGTCGGTGTAGTTAATAGCTAACTCAGCTCCTGTTGAGGTGCTTGTCATATTAGCAGCTAACGGTACATTAGTAGCCGTTCCACTTGCGTAAATAAGTATAGGGGTGTATCCGCTTTGTGCCATGATTAATTCCTTTTATCCATTATATCAATAACCTGTTAAAATCCACCACCAAAAATACCTGTTGTTGCTGTTACAGTCGTAAAATTACCTACGTTTGGTGCTGTGCCACCAATGATAGGAGGTGACGATAAATCAAGTGTTCCACCAAGAGTTAAACTCCCTGATGTTGTTACTGTTCCTGTAAGGGTTAAGCCATTTACTGTCCCTGCACCACTTACACTTGTTACTGTACCCAATGGGTTTGTAGCCCAAGAAGTATCCGTACCATTCGTTGTTAGATATTTACCTGTATTGCCTGTCTGACTTGGTACTAATGCATTAAACGCTGCGTTCGCTGTTGTCTGTCCTGTCCCACCATAAGCTATGCCTATTGTGCCTAAGTCACCTGAACCAAGTAATGTCGTACCACTAACAGTTTTAATGTTTGTACCACTTACTAAAGCTACTTGCTTATTATTAAATGTTGTCCAATCAGTCGAAGTTAGATAACCATTCACTGAAGTAGTCGCAGCAGGCATACTAATTGCAGGCGTATTACCACCACTAGAGACTACAGGACTTGTACCTGTAACACTTGTTACAGTACCGCCACTTGATGGGCTTGTATTTGTAATTGTAAAGTTAGGGTATGTACCGCTAGTAGATATTCCTGTACCTGCGGTCAATACAACTGTTTGGTCAGGAGCGGTATTCGTAATTGTCAGCGTACCGCTTGTCGTAATTGGACTTCCTGTCACGCTAATTCCTGTACTAGCAACCGCGGCGACACTTGTAACCGTTCCTAAAGGATTGGTAGCCCACGATGTATCTGTGCCATCAGTAGTCAAATATTTACCTGAATTACCTGTTTGGCTCGGAGCGAGCGCATTAAACGCAAGATTGGCAGTTACTTGCCCTGTTCCACCTGAACTAATACCTAAAGTACCTGCAAGGGTTACTACTCCTGTAGCAGATGAACTAGGCGTTAAACCTGATAAAGATGTCTGAAATGACGTTACCCCACCTGACAATGCAAACTGTTGCCAACCTGTCGAAATATAGCCTTCAAAAGAGCCTATAGTTGTGTTATACCGCACTGCACCAAAAGAACCTGTCCGTTGCCCTGTTGTTCCACTTGGAATCGTTATAGAGCCTGTACCGTAGATAATCGCATTATCTGCAATCGATATAGTTGGGGTCGATGAACCATTTCCACCGACAACAGTAATTTGACTCGCTGTACCAACAATAGTTGCTGTACCAATTGTCGAGCCACCTGCAGTTACTAAGAACCCTGTACCTGATATGCCTGCCAATACCGAAGGCAATCCTGATAATGCTAGGGTTGGGTTACCTGCTAAGCCATTCGCATTCGTTACGGTTATTCCTGAGCCTGATACAGCAATACTTCGATTGACAATCGTATTAGTTGAAGTCTTGATAATAATGCCACTTGAGGCGTTTTCTAAGCTTGCAGAGACTGCATTTAATGCTACGGATAGTTGCCCTTGAGCTCCACCATCAGTAACACCAATCCCTAATCCGCCTGCAATTCGACGGCTATTTGGTAGAGTGGCTTCTTGATTCGTTGTTAAGAAAGTCTGTTGCTGTGTTGGGCTATTAGCTATAGCACCTACAGTTGTCTGTACTGTCTGTCCATTCTGCACAATAGGTACAAGTTCTGAACCTGTAATAGCAGTAGGGGCTTGAGGAAGTTGCGATATTCTAATGTTCATATATTTATGGAGATAATGAATCTAGGTTTCCGTTTAAATCATCTTCAGAAGTTTCAGGTGCAATTCCATATTCCCCTGCAGTAATAGGCGTTGAAGGATTCTGACTAATATTATTCACGATATTAGGGTCAGTTGTTATTGTATCTTGCTTTTCAGCAATATCCGCATCAGGTCTTGGAAAGCGCACAGAAATCTTCTCCGTTGGTCTTGCAGGTAATCGATATGGGTCACGCTCATCACTACAGCCTTGGTTACATACTCTTAATCCACGAATATTTCCGTCATCAGAAATATCAGAGTAAGCACGTTTCATCTTACAACGGTCACATATTGCAATATTTAAAACTGTATTGCCACGAGTATCTAACCACATCGACATGGTTTACCTCGTGTATGGAGAAATATTCGGAGCAAAATAAATCGGTGACTTATCTCTTTCTTCTTCTTCAGCAATTTTTAAGTATTTTTCTGCCTGTTGTTCACAGTACGCAATACGAGTTGGGTCAACCTGTGGGAGTTCCATAGCCATTTGGTGTGCCAACATATTCTGCACAGCTAAATACCACCTCTGTGGTATCTCTAATGAGCCTGATAACGCTCCTACATCTTGGATATATCGTGAGCACCACGCTACAATTTGTGGTGAATAAATATTAGGTGTGGGCCAAAGAGTCATGGTTGGCTGTGGAATAGTCCGATTCAACCAATACTGTAGTGGATAGTTGTTTAGGAAGTTCTTATTCGGCAAATTCGTATAATCATCACGATTCATACGAGCCAATGGTATTTCTGTCGGATTTGAGCCAAAGATTACCTGATACACACCCATATTAGCCCCTGACGCTTGCTTTACTCGCCAATAAGGGGCAGATTTAGATGGGTCAAGGTCGTTATAAATCCATGTTCCTGCTACCCAACTTGTCGTTGTTGGCGTTAAGACAGTCGTCCATGTACTGTTATCTTGAGAAGACTGTATAGAATAGTTTACAGTTCCTGTTATAGCAGGCAATATGCCTACTGTAGTCATGTAAATAGGGCTATTAGTGCCGTTATTAATAGCAATATACCCTGTATTAGTCGTTAATTGACATATGTTGGTATACACCCCATCAAAAGCGTATGAGACATTTCCTGAGGATGCGTTTGCACCCTGTGTATTAATCGTTACAGTACGATAATTAGCGTTTAGAACGTCATTTGTACCTACAGGCAAAGTGTATTGATATTGGTCAGGATATAACCCAATAACATTTTTTTGGATAGCCCAATAGTTAATGCCAATATTCGTTAAATTGGACAGCACATAATAAAGGCTTTGCTTAGAAGCCATTACCTGTTCAGATGTTAACTCCTCAGCAAGTTTTCCTGCACGACGAGCTCCACTATCAATTAGATTCTGAACAGTTATTACTGTTGTGCTGACTGTGCCACTTGTGCTCATTCTTATCCCTTACCAATTCGGACACTTCCATCTTTTTAATGATGCCTTTGCTCTTGGGGCATCACCCTTTGCATGCTTTACAACACCTGACATTCTTGCACAAAACGAATCTTTTCTTGCTCCACCTTGTGGCTGTGGGGCTTTTAAATGACTACCTGTTTCACGGTTATACTTAGCACGACCTTTAGCAGTTAATCCTGCGCCTTCTTTTGTCGAAAGCTTTTCACCACGCCCAACAGCCAAAGAGACATTGCCACCATCTTTTTTCTTAGATGTTTTAGCGGATTCAATAAAGTCTTGCTTAGTTGGAGCGTCTTTACTCCCAACCTTACGCATGCGCTCTCCACTACCTGCTTCAATTCTTTTACGCTTTGCATTGATATTGGCATATAGCCCTCCACTTTTAAAACTCTTTTTTTCATCTGCTTTTGCAAAATCTTTTCCTACCGACTGCGGTATACCTACCTTCTTTGCAAACTTAGGGCTGTGTGCCACAGCTTCCATCAAGTTGTGTTGAGCCCTAGATTTGCTTGGCATATTACGATGCGTAGGATTTAATCATTTCAAGAACAACAAAGTATGTATCGCCTGCAGTAGCATCTGATGTTGAAAAAACAATATTGCCATTTTTTCCTGTGCCTGCGTTATTTGTTATTCCACCAAAATAAGAAAAATCATTTGTATAGTTACTGTTTACATTAGATAGAAAAAACGGCACATCTGTCGTAGCATCCCAATACATACGGACTTCCAAACCATGACAAACTGCAGTAATCTTTGATACTGCTACACCTGTGCATGCTTTTCCTGCATTACTTGATGCAAGACTTGATACGGTTACTTTTGTAACGGCAGACTCACCTGTGCCATCACTGATGTTTGTAAACTTCATGATTGCTAAACGCTCACCATCTAACAATGTTTGACTTGTGACTGCATCAGCCATATAAACTCCTCTAAAATTAAAAAGTGGGTAGGTTTCCCTACCCTACCTTTATTAGCACTTAGACATTTTCTTCATGGCAGTAAAACCACCACCGTCTTTACAAGACATTGCAACGTGTCCACCATCTTTGTAGCCTGCAGGAGCTTGTTTAATGCTACCTGTTTTACCAACTTTTTTAGTTGGATGGCTACCATCTTTGATGTTATTTACATAACGACTTGCAACGCTTGCAGGAACAGTACCGCCTTTTTTGTATCCTGCACCCTCAACGCCACCTGATTTGGTGTTAAAAGACTTGGTTTGTTTAGCTGTAACAACCTTATCCTGTACATTGATTTTTGGCTTTAATGCACCACCATTTTTGTAGCCTGTGCCTTCAATACCGCCTGTCGTACCTTTACCATGTGGCTTACCTTCAGAAAGCAATCCACCGACTGTAGGACGATACATTCCGCCTGATTTTAAGCCTTTATGAGCCTTAGATGCCTTCATGCTTTCATGATGTTTGAGCTCTTTCTCAATCTTGCCCATTTCCTTCATTTCGGCTTTATGCATCTTTGGTGATTCTACTTCTCCACCCTTCTTACGAGCCATCATAGCAGGCGACATAGCAGGTGGCATAGCCCCACGACCACGAGGACGCATAGGCATTCCTCTTGCAGGCATTGTGCCCATAGGAGCTCTCATAGGGGCTCGCATAGGCATTCTTTCGTCAGCCATTGGCATACCGCCATCAGCCATCTTTGCCTTACCACCTTTTTTCATCTTTAATTCGACTGAAGGCTCGGTGGTTTTCATCTTTGGTTCAGGTTTAAATTGTCCCATTTCACTCTCCTATTAAGCTTGGTCAGAGCCAAGTAAACCTGCACGAGTTGCGTTTGGACCAACTTGAATTGCTGTTAGACCCATACTCAACACTAAACGCTTAGAACCATCAGGCGTACCTGAAATCGCATATGTTCCACGAACATCAGGAGTTGTTGGACTTGATGTGCTTGAAGGCACTAGATTCAATGCACTAGCTACATAAGAACCACCTGTAGTAACTTTTGTACCTGCCAAATAGTTAGCTTGAGTAGTTGAAATGTTTCCTGTAGTGCTTGAAGCGTTTGTCCACCAATAGGTTGTATTTAAAGCTACACCTGTTAATGAGCCAACTGAGCCTGTAAACGATACAAGAGTTCCACTTGGAGGTGAATAAGCGACTGTGAATACCCCAGGAGTTGCTATGGTCAAAGCTGTTACAGCTTGGGTTGAGTAAGTAGTAGAACCACCACCTAAACCTGCCACTACACCTGAAGTGTTGTCAATCGTACCTGCACTGAACTTTGCTGTCATTACATAAGCAGGGTCAGTTACCTTAGCAGGCAATCCCATTACCTTTGTTGTATCTACAGAAACAGCTACAGTAGTACCGCCTGAGAAAGCAACGCTAGTGATTTGGAAGAAAGCCTTACGACCACTAGTAGTGGTAGAAGCGAC